TCTGCCATCGTTGTTGGTGCATCACATGTTGTTAAATAGAATAAAGCTCCTTGATGTTTAAAATCAGAATCACAATGAGGAGCGTGATGTTCTACTTTTCCAGTTTTACTAGGAAAATAAAGGTTAGATTTAATTCTGTAAATTGCTTCCATATGTATTTTTGATGTAATTAATTCAAAAGGACTTCTCTCAATTCCGCCAATCCAACCATCATGATAACTATGATGAACAAGAGTAGCAAAATACATAGCATCATTACTAGTATCATGAGTGTTTATTCTTGCTGACAATAACCAAGGAAATCCACCCCCTGGACCTAAATATCGTTTAATAATTCCAAATTCTTCTGGATTAAGAAAATTGTCATAAACTACATAATACATTTTTTCTCCTATTGAAAGTTTGGACCATGCACCCAACAAACTAAACTATATCTAGTGCCTTTTGTTACTGGAACAACACCATGCTTCATGTAAGAAGGAAAGAATATAGCAGTGCCTTGTTCCATTGAATCTTCTACATTGAATTTATCCTCATCATCTGGAAACTGAAAAGTACCACCTTCATAATGTTCTGGTGAAGTTAATTGTATAGAAACAGATAGTTTTCTAACTGATTGACCTTGAGGAACCATATCGTAAACACCGTCTTCATGAGGTTTATAAAAGCCTTGATTGCTTTCATCATATTTAGTGATTTGAAAAGGTTCGGGATCACTTAAGTCAAAATGATAAAAATCTGAGTTTACTTTGTGTATTAACTGACATACTGGCGTATATATATCTAAGTGTTTTATTGAACCAGTCAACCAACTCACTTGACTTTGTCTTATAGAATTAATTTTATCACCAATTCCAGTGTATGCTTTTTCAAAATTAGGTTTTGCTCTTTCTATGATTGTATTACACAAATCAGCACTTAAGGCTTTTTTAGCTACTATTATGTTTCTTCTCATATTCTCCTCATCTCTGCTATGTGGCTATAGGGTGCTGAAATTTCATAGAAAAAACTTATGTATGTTATTCTTTCTTCTCCAGGTTTTAAATTATAAATTGCACCATGAGGAGTAGCACCATCAAATGCTATCATCTTATTATATGAAGAATTGAAAACACATTCTGTTTGAAATTTATTTTTATGGTCATTAAAGCACTTACTAAACTCATCAAGTTTTAAATCTTTTGTTTTAATATTGTTACTGTACTTAATTTTCTCTCTATATTCTTGATCTTCGTTTTTAAAATCTGTTAAATGAAAACCATCTTTTCTAGAATATATTGCTGTTCCAGAACCTTCTTCTTTTGAAAGATATAATATAACTGTATATTTTGAAGTATTGTCTTGATGTATCCAACCCTTTCCAGAATTTTCTTTGTTTAAAATATGAAACTCTACATCATCATATGTTATTTTTTGAAAGTGTCCTGTGCCTGTCCATGATACGTTTCTAAAAACATTATAGTCTGGATATAAAAGTCTGATGAGTTTACCATTAATATTTTCAAATAAATCTTTATCTATTTGATGTAATGCTTTAGTTCTAGTCCCAGGATATTTAGGTTCTTTTTCTGTATAATCTAATGACATAGCTAAATCAGACACATACTTTGGATTATTTAAAAAATCAGTTACTTGCAAAGTAGGGTAGTTCATTTTCTACTCGTTTATTGTGTGTAGTATAAATTGGGTCTTCGATCATAGGCATATTCTGGATAGAATTTACCGTTTTTTTCTATAAAGTGTAGAAAAAGTTGTGTGTGATAATTATAGTCAAGTTCGTGTCTCCAATGTTCTTGATCACATCCTTTATAAAGTACAGCTTGACCAACTTCTAATTCAAATTTTTTATCGTCTACATAGATTGCCCAGTCATTTCCACCATCACCACCTAAGTTTAAAGTAATACTTACTTCACATGAAGGTCTGTCTTTGTGAGGTGGGCAGTCTTGACCTTTAAAATATCTTCTCCAAAATGAATATGTAGGTACTAATTCTTTACCATACGCCTCTTGAACTTTTGGTTTAATGTAATGTAATATATTTTCTATCGGAGGATCACCGTACATTTGACAAGTGTCAGAAAACATCTCACCTTCGTTTGGATTTCTAGTAACAAATTTATGATCGATCACATAATTAATGTGATTTAAAATTAACTCAACTTGAGAGTCTGTTAGACAATTTATTTTTTTATTCATAATGAGAGATTATGCGATCTAATAAGATAATTCAAGAAAAATCTTACCAAGGAAAAGTTGCATTTCCTTCTGAATCTTGTTTTGGAACTCCACCGTTAACTCTTTCTTGAAACTCAAGTTCACCTTCAATCCGTTCTTTTATATCTGCTATCGTAGAAGAACCAACTCTGTTTTCTACCCATGTTTTTACATTTGCCTCTGTGACAGATCCATACGCTACAAAGCCATTTGATAAACCAGTAACATTCATATCTAAGTCAAAACCACCTGAAGCTGTTATGCTACCTACTGTTTCACTAGTTCCAGTAAGTGTTGCTTCAACTCTAAGTATTACATCTGAATATGTTGTACCACTTTCAGTAATATCTTTGGTATACAATCTATTTATTGTCCATGCGTATGTTGCCATTATGTACTCCTTAACTCTGTACTGTTCCTGCTACCGTTCCATTATTTGTAAAAGTAAAACTTATTGGTGAAGCTCTTTCAACTGCTAATCCAGCTGCTCCTCCTGCTCCTCCTGATCCTCCACTTGCACCACTAGTTGTTGAGTTTGTTCCGTTTGATCCATTGCTCCCACTTGCACCAGCTGAACCATAGCCACCTCCAGTACCACCTGATCCTCCAGCACCACCGTTTCCAGCAGAGCCAGTTGAACCAGAAGAACCACCAGCACCAGAGTCTCCTCCAGGTTGATTCTGGAAACCTCTACCTAAACCACCTGCTCCTCCAGCACCACCGTTATGTCCACCTACTTGGTTTTGTGATTGTTGTTGTTGAGGAAAAGTTCTTCTTATGTCGTAATGATATGTTTGTGTACTAGGTGATTCTTCAGAAAAACTATATTCTAAAAATCTATACGAACCTCTGTAATATGTATATTGCCCTGAACTGTAAGAAGTAGTGCTATGAGTAATAGGACCACTCGGAGATGTTTGATTTACTATAAATGAGTTATTCCATCGAATACTAGCACCTTTAGGTGAGGTTTGGTTATTATATAAAGCAGGAATAGACCATCGATAAGTTGGATAAGGTATAGCGTTATGAGGACCTTGTTGTCCTGTAGTCTGTTGTTGTTGCTGCTGTTGAAGGTTGCCACCTTTTCCGCCTCCGCCTCCGCCACCAGCACCGCCACCACCAGCTAAGATACTTCCGTTATTAACAAAAGTACAAGCACTAGCGACTTTCATAGCGTCACCACCAGCAGATCCAGCAGAACCACCACCACTATTAGCACTTCCAGCAGAACCTCCTGCTCCTCCAGCACCAATAATAGTTCCATTATTAGTAATAGTTATTGGACCAGAAGCACCAGAGTCAATCTCTAAGCCATACTCGGCAGTATCGTCTGCACCAAGGGTAGTATTAGCTGGTATAGTTACAACTTTGGGATAATCTACAGCATAGTCATCACCAAACTGAGCACTTAAATTTGACTCTGTAATAGAACCAGTTGCATATGTAAAACTAAACCCTTTAGCTTGATCATAGTAATCACTTACATCAATAGCACCAGATGTTGCAACAGAAGCGGCGAGATTTGTAGCAGGATTATTACCAGCTTTTTTTCTTATGTTAGAACCACCTCTATACAGATCACTAAGACTGATTGCACTAGAACCACCTACAAATTCAGTTCTTAGTGCAGAAAACGCTAAAGATTGTCCAGAACTTGGTATTGCCACTGATTAACCTCCGTTAAGAATTTGTTGTTTTAGATGTGTTACTTCGTTGCTAAGTTGTTTGACTGCTTCCATTAAAACTGCTGTTAATTTACCATAGTCTACAGATTTTGTTTGCATCTCATCATCTGCTGTCAACACAACCTCTGGCACAATACCCTCCATGTCTTGTGCTAATACACCAACTTGAGTACGAGCATTTTCTACATCATTTCTTTTGTAGTAAACACCTTGCATCTGCATAACTTTTTCTAAAGCATTTTCTATAGGACTTATATCTGTCTTAAGTCTTTTATCAGAGAAAGCAGTTACATCATTGTTAAATGTTGCAGCTCCAGCACTTGACATATCTATGGTCAATGCTGTTATTCCAGAGCCACCATCATCACCTTTAACTATAAAATCTTTATCTTGCACTTTTGTTTCTATAACAAAATCACTGCTTGAGTTTGTTAAGTGTGCAATAGCTGTTCCACCATCTTTGAATATTACGTCTGCACCATCTGCATCAAGTATAATGTCTCCAGCAGAATCAAATGTCATATCACCAGAGTTTGTTTTTACTGTGCTAACATTTACAGAACCACCAGATAAATCTAAATCTACAAAGGCATCCACAACGGCTGCACCAGAACCTGCACCATCAAGATAAACAACCTTTGTGTCTCCAGGTCCTATGGTTATATTAGCACCAGAGCCTTGTGATATTATTATATTCTGTGAGCCACTTGTCGCATTTTCAATAATATGCACTCTTTTCATTGTGTTCGGGCCGATAGTAATTGTACAAGCAGAGTCTAATGTTCCAGTGTATTTTAAGAACAATGCTCTTCCAGCATCTGATGATCCATCTGCTATCGTGGTTGTATGTGTGTCTGCATTTGTTGTTATGGCTTCTGTTCCAAAACCTAATGCCTCACCAATTAATTCTAAATTTGTGTTCGTGGATGTACCCCAAGTTCCAGATTCGTCACCTGTGGCTATCTCTTTTAATCTAAGATTATTTACATATGTTGCCATTTATGCCGCCTTTTCTACCCAGTTTGCCACTTGCGTGGGTTCAATTAAACTATAAACTTGCTCCTCACCAGTTGCACCAGTGCCACTAACTCCAGTTAAAGATAACACAGAACCTGCTGTTATTGCAAGAGTTCCTGCTGAAATTGATAAACCAGCTAGTGTTACTGCAATATCTGCACTACCAGTAACAGTTTCATCGCCTAATGCTGTTGTTCCAACAACTGTTGTAACTGGTGCTCCAGTTGTTGTTGCTACCTTATAAACAATAGGAGTATTCGCTGTCCAACCCATCGCTGAATGATTAGAACAATAATAATATAATGTTGCTT